CATTGGTAAGGGACATTTGGCAGAACGACTTTGAGGGCTTCCTAGAGGCGTATGAAGAGCCTTACACCCACAGGGCATCACCACTCCCTGAGTACACACTGCACCTGCCTGGTGGTGACACGAAGATCCTGTGCCGCAGTTTTGAGAACTGGTCACGGATCATTGGCTTGAACTTGGCCTTTGTCCTTGCTGATGAGATTGACACGGTCAATCCCAGCGTTTGCTCAAGGGCGTTTCCCAAGATCCTTGGCCGTTTGCGTTCTGGCAACGTCAGGCAGTTTGCAGCAGCATCCACGCCTGAAGGTTTTCGCTGGATGTGGCAAACCTTTGGCACAGATGACGCCAAACAGCGTGATGATCGCAAGCTGATTAGGATGCGCTCGGCGGATAATCCACATCTGCCCCAAGACTTCATCGAACGGCTGCAGGCCAACTACGACCCATCACTCCTCCAGGCGTACCTGGAAGGTCAGTTCTGCAACCTCACAACAGGCCAGGTTTACGACCGCTTTGACCGGGCCAAACACGTCACAACAGAACACCCAGATATCAGCTCTGAACCCTTGCGGGTTGGCGTTGACTTCAACATTGGCAACATGTCAGCCGTCATCGGTGTCCGTCTTGGCAACCATTTATTGCTGATTGATGAAGTCAGCGGTGCCCATGACACCGACGCCTTGGCTCAAGAAATACGAGCGCGTTTTCCCGACCGCAGAATCTATGTCTACCCTGACGCATCAGGCGGTTCACGATCTACGAATGCCAGCCGTACAGACATACAAATCCTGGAGTCCTACGGTTTCAGCAACCAATCGCCTAAGTCAAATCCTGCCGTCCGTGATCGGGTGGCTTCTGTACAAGCTGTTTTGGAGAACGGGAAAGGTGAAGTCAGGTTGCAGGTAGCCAGCAGTTGCAAGCGGACTATTGAGTGCCTTGAGCTGCAGTCATATACAGAACGTGGTGAGCCAGACAAAGATGCTGGCTATGACCACATGAATGACGCCCTTGGTTATTTGGTTTGGCGTGAGTTCAATCCGCTGCATCAACGTGCTGGACGGGGCACAGGCATCAGGCTTTACTAAGCTGCAGGAACTGGGTGGTTTGCAGCTGTGTACTCGGGTCTTTCTGGTCGCCAACGTGTAGGCAACGTTACGCAGGTCAATGACCCGAATACTGCGTGGGTAAACATGGAGCCGCACTGGCTCTTGATTGAAACCCTGCTGCTGGGCACATATGGCATCAGGAAAAAACACCGGACGTATTTGCCACAAGAACCAAGGGAACTGGATGAGGCATATGACAACCGCCTGTTGAGAAGTGTTCTGGCGCCGTTTTATGTGCGTTTGGAGCGCATGCTTGCGGGCATGTTGACCCGCAAGCCTGTGCGGCTCAATGACGTTTCAGACAGCATCAGGGAGCAGCTGTTTGATGTTGACCTGCAGGGCAATGACCTAAATGTTTGGACGTACGAAACTGCCCGCAAGTGCGTCCGCTATGGCCACGTTGGTGTCCTTGTTGATGCTCCTCCTGCTGGTGCAAGTGGCCGCCCATATTGGGTGACATATACGCCCAGGGACATCCTCGGCTGGCGGGTGGAAAACAATGAAGGCCAACAACAGCTGACCCAGCTGCGACTGATGGAACGTGTTGTTGTCCCTGATGGCTTGTATGGGGAAAAGGAAGTGCAGCAGGTGCGTGTCCTTACGCCTGGTGCCTTTGAGATCCACCAAAAGGATGCCAAGGGTGATTTCCGTGTTGTTGAGGAAGGCACCACCAGCCTGAGCGAAATCCCTTTTGCAGTTGCGTATTCCAACCGGACCAACGTGTTGGAGTCCAGCCCGCCATTGGCTGACATCGCAGAGCTGAACCTGAAGCAGTACCAAGTCCAGTCAGACCTCGACAACCAACTGCATATCAGTGCGGTGCCGATGCTGGCTTTCTACGGTTTTCCACAGGCCGCTGAGGAAGTGTCTGCAGGGCCTGGTGAAGCCATTGCATTCCCTGCTGATGGCCGTGCTGAATATATTGCTCCCCCCTCAGATGCTTTTGCAAGTCAGTTTCAACGGCTGGAACAGCTTGAAAAGCAGATCAATGAACTAGGACTATCTGCTGTGCTTGGTCAAAAGCTATCGGCTGAAACTGCAGAAGCCAAGCGCATTGATCGCAGTCAAGGCGACAGCACCATGATGGTGATCGCGCAGAACATGCAGGACATGATCGACAACTGTCTTCAGTTTCATGCGCAGTATCTGAATGATCGCCAGCCGGGCAGCTGCTTCGTCAACCGCGATTTTCTTGGCACACGTCTTGAACCGCAAGAGATTCAAGCACTGCTGCAGCTTTACACCGCCGGAACGATTACGCAAGAAACCTTGCTGTCGCAGCTCAGCGATAACGAAGTTTTGGGCGATGATTTTGACATTGAAGGTGAACTTGAAGCAACGCAGGCTGGCGGCTTTCTTGATGCTGCGCCGGAAGACACCATTGTTGAATGATCGGGCATGATGGATTAGTGGCGGATTGATCATGGAATCGGACACGCCAAACAAATCCGAGAAATATCACATCCATTACGTTCAACGTGAATTGCCACATCCGTTGTTTGCGATCGTGCGAATGACATGGTTTTCAGAGCATGGGGCAGAACAAGTCGATGAAGTGCGAATCCTTGACGAAGGCGCAGAGACTGTGGCTGGTTTTGCTGAAGTGATGAAAACCGCGATTGAAGGCGGTGCAGAAATCTGCCTGCAATGCCCTTATGACCCTGAAGAAGTGGGGATGCATGAGTAATGAGCACGCCCTCAGTATTGTTTAGAAATGCGATTGATCTAAATCGCTACAGCAACAGCGTTGCAAGGCAAATCATTGAAGCTTACAACGATATTATTTTGGACTCTGTAAATCAACTGCAGAGGTTAATTCCTAACGTAACTGAAGGTGAATTACAGCCAATTACTGCGTCAGCAAAGGCCGCACGGTTGCGGTCGATATTGGCACAACTCAAAGAATCACTTGACACCTGGGCGGGTGATAGCGCGTTACTCACTGCGTCGGAATTGCAGGGCTTGGCTGAACTTCAGTCTGAATTTGTGCAAGGCCAACTTGAACAAGTTTTGCCGGCTGGTTCGCGTACTGCTGTCAATACGGTCGAAATATCGCCGCAATTCGCGCAATCGGTTGTGATGACGGACCCGACGCAGATCGGGGTTGTTTCATTGTCTGATGACCTTTTTGCTGCAGCATATGGATAACCGCAAACGTTTAGCCTCACTGCTGCGCAAGGCACCGTAATTACGCTTCCCAACGGAGAAGTTGTCAAAAAAGCTTTTCGAGGCATTGCGGAACAACAAGCCAAACGATTTTCACAAGTTGTACGGCAAGGATTGCTAACGGGCGAGCCAACGCAAGAAATTGCTAGCCGGCTTGTCGGGCGACTTGACCGGTTGGGTGATATTGAATTGGAATTCGGGCAACGCGCAAAATCTGTTAAACAGCTGCAGCTAGCAGGTGGTGAGCTAACTAAAGCCGCAGGCCATCAAGTCTTGACCCTAGTCCGCACCAGCGTTAATCAGGTTGCTAATGCTGCATCGCAACAGGTTTACGAAGCAAATCAAGACATTACTAAGCGATACCGTTATGTCGCGACGCTTGATACGCGCACATCTGCAATCTGTCGTGCATTGGATGGTCGCGAATTTGAATACGGCAAGGGACCAAAACCACCGCAACATTTCAACTGTAGGTCTACAACTGTTCCGGTCATTGATCAAGAGGAAGACGAAACACCGTTGCCAGTAGGTCGTCGTGCTGCACAGGGCGGTATGGTGCCTGCAAATCAGAGTTATGGCGAATGGCTTGCTAAGCCTGAAAACCGCGCACGCAAAGTCGAAGCACTTGGAAAAGAACGCGCAAGATATTTTGACAAGCTGGCGCGTAAGCATGGTCCGCGCGATGCAATCGCAAAACTTGTACGAGATGACGGCAGTGAATTGACGCTTGAACAATTACGCAGCCGTTATGGACGACTAAACTGAATCAATCGCATTCGTTAAACATGGCTCGTCGTTATGTGCGCGACAAGATTGGTCGATTTGCCTCTAAAGGTGGCGGCGGGATTGGATCAAAATCCAAAGGCGGCAAAATGGGCAAGTCTACAAAAAATGAAAAAGCTCGCGCCAAATATAAGAAGTCGCGTCAAAACGTTAAAGCAGCTCAAGAAATGAAGAGCATTGCAGCCAAATCCAAAGGCGGCAAAAAAGCAACTGCATATGCCGGAAAGCAAGTGCGGGGCGCTAAATCTGGATTAACTCGCGTTTCTAAGAATCTTCAAGGCGGCGCATCTCGTCAAGGCAGCTT